GCCATGCCGCGCCTGTCATGGTACAATGAGGGCGCGGATAGATTCTTTTGAGTAGGGTCTATGTTGCATCTTTGCCGCCCCTGGTGTTGAGAGCGCCGGGGGCGGTTTAATTATCCTCTTGATCGTACTTGTTGCGGATATATTCAAAAAATTCCTCAACTTCCCTTTTTTCAAAATCATATATACTATCAAACAACTCTGCGTATGAAAGGCTATTGTATCCAGAGATTTCCTTTGCAAGATTTTCGGCCAACATTTTAACGCTATCCAGTTTCCAGTACAATGCGTGACATGGCTCAACAAAAGAAACAGGATAGCCAAGAAAATCACTCATTATTTCCTCGAATCCTTTTAGTGCGTTTTCTTCTTTATAGCTCACACATAGCCCTTTTTTGTGAACAATTTCATGAGCCTGTTTCGTTGCCAAAACGCCTTTTTTAAGGCGATTTATTTGGGATATCAACCCCCGAAAACTATCAGATGATAAGGCATCTGATAATATCTCAGGAAAATATTCGGAAATGTCCATAAGTTTATCCAGGGCAGACGAAGATATCCCTAGCATATCTACTGTTCTTGGCTGTGGAAATTTATCGTCCGTCAGTCCTAGAAGCCAATCAGATGAAACCTTAAAAAAGCCTGCAATTATGCGCAATTGCTCCACATTTGGACTGGATTGCCCGGTTTTGTATAGGCTAACTGTTTGCCGTTTTACCCCCAGCGCATTCGCTAATTTCTCCTGACTCACCTTTTGATCTATCATAAGTTCGCTCAGCCTGGATGGGAATACGGCTTTCTCTGTCTCCCAGGTTTTGGTTTCTTTCCTTGCCATGATCGTTACCTCTCACCGAAAAAGTCAAAAATTGTTGCATTTTTATTTTAGGATGTACTATTCTCTTGACAGTCCGCTGGCATTGCGGTAAAATACATTATAGCAAGAAAAGTGTACAATGTCAAACTTTTTTCTTGTAATATCGTAAAATTGAAAGGAGTGCCCAACATGGCTACATTCAAAACGATTCGGCAAGCTGCCGCAATGGGACTTATGACTGAGCATTACCTGAGGCTGCTGGTTGCACAAGGAAAATGTCCTGGAATCCGTTCCGGAAACAGGTTCCTAGTCAACGTTGAAGTGCTTGCAGAACAGCTTGACGAGGAGAGCCGCCGAAACTGTGGAGAAAGGGCGGCGGTGGCCCACTGAGCAAAAAGAAAAAGCCCCCCACCAGCGCGGCAACGCTGACGGGGGCGGTGGAAAACGGGCGCGTGTGCGAAACGGTCCAGTCTCCCACCTCAGAGCATACCACATCCCCCGCCGAGAATCAACCTTTCCGGATCGCTGATTTGCTCCACCCCGGCGCGGGAAATGCCATTTCTCGGCGGGACCTGATGGTCATGACCGGCCTGTCCGACCGGGAGTTGCGGCTGATGATTGAGACCGAACGGCGGCAGGGGGTACCGATTTTGTCGGACAACATTCATGGCTATTTCCTTCCGGGAAATTCGGCGGAGCGTGACCGCTGCGTCCGGAGCCTCCGCCGCCGGGCAAAAGAGATTGAGGCCACGGCGGCGGCAATCGAACGGTCGGAGGTATAGGTGTGGCAGACGTTAAAGGAAAGCATCCCAGCTGGTTCAAGATGAAGCTGGAGCGGCGGGAATTGGTCCGCCAGCTATCGCCGGAGACTGCTGTCAATGTGCTGCTGGCCTGTTGGGATTACTTGGAGACAGGAGAGAAACCGTTGGGGCTGTCTCCCATTGAGAACGTAGCATTTTCCTCATTTATGCCAGATATGGATGAGGCATGGAGCAGGTACATACAGCGTATTACTGCAAAAAGTAACCGTACGACATCGACCGATATCGACCGACCTCATACGACATCGACCGAGACAGAAGTAGAAGAAGACTCTATATCCCCTAAAGGGGATATGAGAAAGAGTGGGGCGGACAAGCCGCCCCGCCGCCTCCGCTTTGTACCTCCAACAGTGGAACAGGTGGCGGAGTATGTCCGTTCCCGTGGCAGCAGCGTAGACCCACAAGGCTTCATCGATTTCTATGAGGCGAAGGGCTGGATGATTGGCAAGACCCCCATGAAAGACTGGAAAGCGGCTTGCCGAAATGCAGAGAGCTGGGAGCGGTGGAAGAAACCAGCACAGCCCCAGCCGCCCCAGCCGAGAAGGACCGGGCGGCTGGACGTAGATGAAAACGGGGAGGAGGTGGTCCGGTTTGACTGAGAACTACCGGCTGCCGGAGAACGCGGAAGCCTCCATTGTGGGCTGTGTGCTGCTCTGTCCGGATACCAAGCCAGCTGTTGGCAAGCTGGTGAGCGAGGGGGATTTTTCCTCTCCTGCCTATGGGGCCATGTTTTCGGCGGCAATGGAGCTGGACGAACTGGACAGCACGGCGTTTCATGACGCGGTGAAGCGGCGGGGCTACAGCCTGCCGGACGGCTTCTTCGCCGGTTTGGGGGACGTGGCGGTGTCCCGGCACAACGTGGAGCTGTACGCACGACTGCTGCGGGAAGATTCCCAGAGGCGGCAGCTGAAGGAGCTGTCCCGGCAGATACGGGAGCTGACGGACGAGGAGACGGAAGCCGCCGAGATCATCACAACCGCCGCTTCCTGCCTCCAGAAAATTGAGCGCGGGAGTATCACCGGCGATATTGCCGCCCCCGATGATTCCTTCCGTGCCTTTTGGGAACACCGAAAGCGGGTGGAATCCGGAGCGGGAGCGGTGCCCACGGGCTTTGCCCCGCTGGACGCTATCCTCGGCGGCGGGATGCTGCGGAGCGGACTGTACATATTGGCTGCGCGGCCCGGAATGGGAAAAACTACTGCTGCGCTGCAATTCGCGGACAGCATCGCGGCCAATGTGGGGCCGGTGCTGTTTGTATCCCTGGAAATGTCTCTGGAACAAATCGAGGGTAAGCGGATCGCCCGTGTCAGCGGTATCCCCTCAGACGAAATCCTGCTGGGGAACGGGAAAAACCTGGACTACCGAAAAATCCGGTCAGCCGCCGAGGAATTGAAAAATCTGCCGCTGCACATCTCCCGCCGTCCTGCCGCTACTGTTGCACAGATTCGGCGGATGGCAAAGGGTATTCCTGATCTCCAGTGCCTTGTTGTGGACTATCTGGGGAAGATAGCTCCCGGCAATCCGCGCGCCAGCCGCTACGAGGCCACCACCGCCATTTCCGGGGACCTCAAAACGCTGGCGGTAGAGCTGGGGGTACCAGTGCTGTGCCTGGCACAACTAAACCGGGAGAACACCGGCAGGAACGACAAGCGGCCCCAACTGTCGGACTTGCGGGACAGCGGGGCCATTGAGCAGGATGCAGATGGGGTCATCATGCTGCATCGCGAGGACTATTATGCTGCGGATGAAACGCCGCTGAAGCCGTGGGAGTCTGTAGCGTTGGAGCTTATCGTCAGGAAGAACAGGCACGGGCGCAGTTTTGGTGTTTGTTCGGCGGGATTCTTCCCGGCTACCGGGAAAATCATCCGGGAGGTGGCGCGATGATCTGGGCCTGTGAGTACTCGCTGAAACAAAAGTCTTTCCACATCGACACACTTGACCGGATTCTGGAGGCGAACCGGCAGGCGGTAGTCCAGGGCGAGGAACCGGGGTATGTGGTCCTCTGCGTTGCTGCTGACTGCGAGGCCGCACATGCCTTTGCCAGGGACTGGGAGGCGGAACATGGGCGGTAAAGGAAGTCAGCGCAAAGGCCGCGCCGCCGAGCTGGAACTGTCCCGTATCCTTCAGAACCACGGGTACCCGGTGGAGGCTGGCCGCGCCCGGAGCTACGGGGATGTGCCGGACCTGACCGGCCTCCCTGGGGTGCATATCGAGTGCAAGCGGACGGAGGCCCTGCGGCTGTCTGAATGGATGGCCCAGGCTCGGCGGGACGCTGAGAGATTCGGGGACGGCTTCCCCGCCGTGTTCCACCGGCGCAGCCGGGAGTGCTGGCGGGTAACGATGGATCTGCCTGACTGGCTGGAGCTGTACCGTAGTTACTGCCCCGCCGAAGACAGTAACCACGGAGGATAGGGTATGTACTGCGTGATACAGGAGGTTCGGCGGAAGAAGCCGGACCCATATGGGGAACAACTGGAGATCAGGGCATACCAGAACCAATGGCGTTTGGATGAAAATAAGCCGTATACATGGGCCTATGAGTACAGCGAGGAACGCTTTGAGCGTCCCCACCTGGAGGCTTATAAAATTACCCTCCACCAGAGCTACCGGGAGGGCGGCGTGGTCAGAAAGCGGCAGTACGCGGTCTGTACCATGTCCTACTACAACATCTGTGAAAACTGGTGGGGCGACTGCATCGTTGGCGGGGAGAATGCCCTGGCTAAAAAGGTGGGTATGGATGCCGCCGAGCTGTACGAGATCATCGAGGCCAAGCTGGATCCCCTGCGGGAACGTCTGGAGGCCGATTTTCACCAGTCCGCCGAGTATCAGGCCAAACAGGAACACCAGCGGATTCTGGATGCCCACAGAAAAGCCCGGTCCGCCTTTTCCGAACGGTATGG